CGTGGTGGTGACTTGGTAATTATTGATGACCCTCACTCGGAGCAGACTGCGATGAGCGCGAATGGTTTTGACGATGCTTGGGATTGGTACACAGGGGGCCCCCGGCAACGTTTACAGCCGGGTGGTTCGATTGTTTTGGTTCAGACGCGGTGGTCAGAGAAGGATATGACGGGTCAACTTTTAAGGGCACAAGCAAAAAATCCATTAGCGGATCAGTGGGAGGTTGTTGAGTTACCTGCAATTTTTGAGGACGGGACTTCTTGTTGGCCGGAGTATTGGTCTTTGGAGGACTTAACTTCTGTGAAGGAGTCGATACCTCCGAGCAAGTGGAACGCTCAGTACCAGCAAAATCCTACGGGTGAGGAGAACGCGATTATCCGTCGTGAGCAGTGGCAATGTTGGGAGAAGGAGAAGGTTCCTCAGTTGGAGTATGTGATACAGAGTTACGATACGGCGTTTAGCAAGCGGGAGACTGCGGATTACAGCGCAATTACGACGTGGGGTGTGTTTTATCCTAACGAGGGTGGGAGTGGTCCTAATTTAATTTTGTTGGACAGTCAGAAGGGGAGATGGGATTTTCCCGAATTGAAGCAGATTGCATTGGATAATTATAAATTTTGGGAGCCTGACACGGTTATTATTGAGGCAAAAGCGAGCGGGACCCCTCTGACTCAGGAATTACGAAACATGGGGATTCCTGTTGTAAACTTTACACCTTCGCGTGGAAACGATAAGGTAATGAGAGTTCACAGTGTTTCGCCATTATTTGAGGCTGGAATGGTTTGGGCCCCCGACGAGACGTGGGCAGATGAGTTAATTGAGGAGGTTGCTGCGTTTCCAAACGGGGAACATGACGACTTAGTTGATAGTATGACACAGGCTCTTATGCGCTATAGGCAAGGAAATTTTGTACAATTACCAACAGATGACTGGGAAGATGAAGAAAACTCTGTTAGAGTGGCGGCATACTATTAGAGGAAAGGCGTGAATATGAACAGGTCTGCGGTAAATTTAGGGTCGGGCGGCTTTAATGATGTTTATTATATGCAGGACGGCGGCAATCCTTTTAACTTAAATCAGGTTTTAGAAGACACGGGTCCCGGCGCAACAAGTCCGCAGCCTGAGTATGTTCCGTTAGAACAGGCTTACACCCAAGAAATGGAAGACGAAAAGGGCATAGGTTCGATTATATATGACCGTCTTTTTGGCAAGGGGGACATTACTGACGGGATACGGGAATCTGGCCGTGTTGGCGGTGATGATGCTGAGTTTATGTCAACTTTGATTGAAAAATACAATTACCCTAGTGTTTTTGACCCTGAGACTGGTCAGCAGATAATTCCTACGGACACGGATGTTCCGGAGGCGATTCGTATGGCGCGGCCCGTGGGCCGTCGTGACATGCCGACGTATCCTGAATTAGAGGACGCACGTGCCCATGCTCTTAGTTCTGCGCTTTTATCCAAGGAGTATGGTCCTAAGACAGCGGAAAAAGCGGGTAACTTTGGTGAATTTGTAGATCGTTTTGCGCCTTTTCCCTTTGGTGGACAAAATCCGCGAGACGTGGCTATGGATCAGCGGAACAATGCTGCTGGTCGTCAGATATTTTTAAAGGCTGGTTACACTGCTTCCGCGGAGGAGCTTGCAGAAACAGTTAATCAAGAGATATTTAACCAATTAGAAGTTATCTTGGGTCGCACCCCGGAAGAGCAGTTTACTCCTGCACCGGACCAGCCCCGCGCCCCGCGGAACTTTAAATCGCCCGAAGAGGGGCCAATGGATGTTTATTTCCCTCGTAATGAAAAGGGTTTTTTTGATACGACACGTAAGGTTCTTGGTTTCTCCCCGCGGAGATACCGGAACTACTAATTCGTATAGGAGAGTTGAATGGCTGAAGAAAAAAATGGATACGCAAGCAGTTTAATTGACACTGGGGTCCCTTCTCAACTTGATGAGGCCGACCTAGCTGCTGAGATAGAAATTGAGTTACCGGACTCTCAAAACAATGTTATGGCTATGATTGAAGCGGATGATGTTGGTGAGATTGGAATAACACCGACGGAGGATGGCGGTGTTGAGATTGATTTTGATCCTGCGGACCAGCGCGGCGAGGGGGAAGATTTTGATGCAAACCTTGCTGAAGAGATGCCTGACCGGGAGTTGTCAAGAATTTCGAGTGAGATGCTTGCTGAGTACGACGCAAACAAGTCGGGCCGTCAAGATTGGGAAGATGCGTATGCTAATGGTTTGGAGCTTCTTGGATTTAACTATGAGGAGCGCACACAGCCGTTTCGAGGATCAACAGGGGTTACGCACCCTCTTTTAGCCGAGGCTGCTACTCAGTTTCAGGCTCAAGCTTTTAACGAGCTTTTACCGTCTTCGGGTCCCGTCCGCACAGTTGTGATGGGCAAAGAAACGCGCAAGAAGGTTGAGCAGGGCCAGCGTGTTCGACAGTTTATGAATTATTACATTACAGATGTTATGGAGGATTACACTCCTGACATGGACCAGATGTTGTTTTATTTACCGCTGGCGGGTTCTACTTTTAAGAAAACTTATTTTGACGAGACGTTAGACCGTGCGGTGTCTAAGTTTGTTCCTGCGGAGAACTTGGTTGTTCCGTATGAGACCGTGGACCTCGACACGTGCCCCAATGTTACTCAGGTTGTACGCATGTCTTTGAATGATTTGCGTAAACGTCAGGTTATGGGGACATATTTAGACGTGGATGTTATTCCAGCCCAGCGCGAAATTACTGGCGTTGATGGAGAATTAAACCGTATTGAAGGGGTTGAACCTACTCAGATTGATTATGACTGCACTATTTTAGAGTGTCACGTTGATTTGGATTTAGAAGGTTATGAAGAAGTTGATGACGACGGCGAAACAACAGGCATTAAGATACCGTACATAGTGACGCTTTCTATGGATAATGGACAAGTTTTAAGTATCCGTAGGAACTACAAACAGGACGACCCTAAGAAGAAAAAAATCCAGTATTTTACACATTACAAGTTTTTACCGGGTTTTGGTTTTTATGGCTTGGGGCTCATCCACACGATTGGCGGTTTGTCGAGAACCGCCACGGCGGCATTGCGACAGTTGATTGACGCGGGTACGTTGTCCAACCTCCCAGCGGGCTTCAAGGCCCGCGGACTACGGATCAGAGACGACGATGAACCGTTACAGCCCGGAGAGTTCAGAGATGTGGACGCACCGGGCGGGGCTATCCGAGATAGTCTCATGCCGCTGCCCTTCAAAGGTCCGGATCAAACGTTATTTCAATTGCTTGGTTTTGTTGTTGAGGCTGGTCAACGGTTTGCGACCATTACAGATTTAAAGGTTGGTCAGGGTAATCAGAACGCGCCCGTCGGAACTACTATGGCGATTATGGAGCAGGGGTCTCGTGTAATGAGCGCGGTCCATAAGCGTTTACACTATGCGATGCGGTTGGAGTTTAAGATACTTGCGCGTGTTATGTCGGAGAGTTTACCGCAGGAATATCCGTATTCTGTAGCGGGCGGCGACGAGACTATCATGGCGTCGGACTTTGATGACCGCATTGACGTTGTACCTGTTAGCAATCCAAACGCTTTCAGTCAGGCCCAGCGCATTACGTTAGCTCAGACTAAGCTACAACTTGCAAGTCAGGCACCAGAGATTCACAACATGCACGAAGCTTTTCGGGACATGTATGAAGCGATTGGCGTTGTTGATGTAGACCGTTTGATGAAGTCTATACCTACAGAAGAGCCTGAACCGCTTGATCCAGCGCAAGAGAACATTAATGCTTTGGATATGTTGCCACTTCGGGCGTTTGAGGGTCAGAACCACCAAGCGCACATTCAGGCACATTTGGTTTTTGGCACAAGTCCTATTGTTGGCACGATGCCCCCAGTGGCTATTTCTATACAAAAGCATGTCATGGAACACGTACAACAGGCTGCGAGAGAGCAAGCCGCAGTTGCATATTTACAACAAGTTCAGCAGCAAGGTGGCCAGCCTGCCGATGACGAACAAATGTTACAAATTGAGCAGCTAACGGCTAACTTTATTGCTGAAGGGTTGCAACAGGTCAAACAACTTTCTGGCGAGATGACGGGTGCAGGCGCTCCTGACCCACTTGTTCAGCTTAAAGAGGCTGAGATGAAGCAGAAGGCAGCAGCGGATCAGGCAGACAACCAGATTGACCAAGCCAAGGTTGAGCTTGACGCCCGTGGCCAGCAAATGCGCGGTCAACAGTTCAAGGAACGTTTGGCTTCTCAAGAGCAGCAGACTTCGGCTCGTATTGATGCTGCAATGCAACGTGAGATACTTAAACAGCGAGGGTCCCCACAATAAAGGTCTGTTTGACAGATTGTACTAAACCTCGTATTTTTAAACAAAGGAGCAAAATAATGGCAGATACTTATCCTTCAAAAGAAGATTACACAAAAGAGACTTTACGTAACGATGGTGGAAATGCTGGCCGCGGTTTGGGAGCGGCTATTGGTGCCTCCGTTGGAGGACCCGGTAATCTTATTGCTCAAGGCATAAAGAACATGGGTGCGAAAGCTTTATCAAAGTCTGCTCGTGTTTCTACAAAAGACATGGAACGAGCTTCAAAGTCTCTTCCAGATAGTCCTAAGAAAACTAAATCTAAAAGAAAGGGGCCAAGATAATGGCTAAAGTAAGAGTAAACGGCTCCGCGCCGGGTAAAACACCTGAAGCGGTTAGCTATGCGGACATTAAAGGCCAAGGCCGCATTCCATACGGCAAGTCGGCTCCGGCTCCTATGCCTGATACGAGCAAACCTAAAAAGATGACTATGCGTGGAGCGGGTGCCGCGATCCGCGGAAAAAGTTACATAGGTTATCCCTCTTAGCCCTTTCTAACTTTTTAAAAAGTTATACACATGTTATAGTGCCTTTTAAAAGAAAGGGGTGTTTAGCATGATTGAGGTATTGGCCTTGGCGGGTGCTGTCACAAAAATAGCAGGCGGCATAAGCGCAGCTATTAAGGCAGGAAAAGATACACACGCCCTGCTTCCCGCGTTTGGTAGACTTGCCAAGTTAGAAGCTGATATAAATTTAGCAGAATCTGGAAAACACAAAGGACCGCTGGGCAGGCTTACGTCCAGCGAAGAAGAAGGCTTTGCCATAGCGCAGGCAAAGATGGCGCACAAGCAAGCTCAAGAGGAATTGAGGTCCGCCTGCCGCTTGTACGGGCCACCTGATATGTGGGCGTTGGTGGTACGAGAAACCGCCGCTGCGCGTGTTCGGCAGAAGGAAGCTCTGGAAGCTCAAGCTGCTCACAGAGACCGTGTGTTTTATATTTTGTCGGTTGTTCTCGGTGTTGTGCTTTTTGCGGCAGGAACTGCCCTTTTGATTTGGGGTGCAGATCGGTGGGCTAATGGGTGAGATTATACCAAAATAAATTAGGAAAATACGTTGTATATGACAAACGTGGAAAAGTAGTTATAATAACAGTAGAACGAAAACTTGCTATAGCATACGCGAGGAAGGTAAATGACTGAGTTTGATAAAGCTGATTTAGACTCTAACGGCTATATAGATAGAAAAGAATGGAATCGTCTTGCCTTAGAAGATCGTAGGCTTGAGATGGTTGACCGGGACCTCAAGCGCAATGCGGAACGTAGGTTTACCGGGTTTGCTTTGGCTGGAATGCTTTTGTATCCACTTATTATATTGCTTGCTTCGGTGCTTGGCTTTGACAAAGCTGCTTCTCTTATAACAGACATTGCCTCTGTTTATGTGATAGCAGCGTCTGGTGTTGTTGCTGCGTTTATGGGGTTCAATGCTTACTCTGCAAAGGCAGATAAGAAGAAAGCATCAATTACTTATGATGATAGAGAGGAGGGTAAATGAGTATAATTAGTTCTTTAATAGGCCCAGCAACTGAGATTGTTGGTAAGTTTGTTCAAGACAAAGATAAAGCTGCACAACTTGCGCATGATATTAGCACAATGGCTGATAGGCACGCACAGGAGGCCATGTTAGCGCAGTTAGCGGTAAACAAGGCTGAAGCACAGGGAAATTGGTTTCAGGCGTCTTGGAGGCCATTATGCGGATATGTGTGCGTTTTAGGTTTATTTGTAAACTTCTTACTCTCTCCAATTTGTGCAGGGTTTGGGTTTGTTATACCTCAAGCAGATATGGCTGTGATGATGCCTATTTTAACAGGTATGCTCGGTTTGGCTGGTATGAGGTCATTTGAGAAGGTTAAAAAGGTTTCTAAATGAAAAATAAATGGATTTGGATTGGATTAGGATTGGCAATACTTTTTGTTGTTATGATTTATGGAGTTAATAAAGCTATGTGTACACCACCCTGTCTTTAAATGGAGAAGCTAACCGCACATGAAAAAAGTACAATAACGTGGCGTTGGACCGCACTTATATTTTATTTAGTCATTTGCTTTTATGACTTTCTATTTTGCCCAGTTTGGTGGGGATTAAACAGACCAGACATCTCCCAATTTATGGAGATTATAAATTCAACTAAGGAGCCAATGGTTCAAATGGAATTGATGAAGAAGCTAACAGGACAGCACGATCCATTTACACTTCTGGGTGGTGGGTTGTTTCATCTAGCATTTGGAGCAATTCTAACAGGCTCTTCTCTTGCAAACAAAAAGTGAGTAGTAAATGAAATATATTAAAGATATAACAGTATTAATTATGGTTGTGGGTCTGATGGGCATTCTTGGACTTATAGTCGTAGATGAATTTCAAATGGCAAATGAACATGGTGGTGCGTTAGACGAAAGCATCATAGGTTTACTTCAAATGTCACTTACTGGAGTAATTGGTGTTGTCGGTGGTTATGTAGGCGGCAGATCGAATGGTTAAAAAAAGATAATGTGGGTACTGGTTTGGATGCAGTTAATATCAGGACAGCCCGTAGATCATTTTCAGTTGGCTGTTTACGAAACTAAGACTGAATGCGAAACAAATAGAAAACGTGCGGAGGTTATGGTAACTCATAATGGGATTGCTGTGGCGTGTTTGGAGGTAAAAATATGACCGTAATAATAAACCTATACTACAGAATTAAATACAAGCTGTTCGGAGTTTTGTATTACAAGGGGAAAACAAAATGACATTTAAACTATCTAAACGAAGTCGAGACAGGCTGGAGGGAGTAGATGTCGGGCTGATCGCAGTCGTTGACTATGCTATCGCCGTCACAAAGATTGATTTTGGCGTGATCTGCGGGTTACGAACTATGGAAGAACAGCGAGAACTTGTTGCTAAAGGCGCAAGTAAAACCATGAAATCAAAACATCTTGGCGGTCACGCCGTGGACCTCATGGCCTATATTGGATCAAGAGGGTCGTGGGAATTGAATTTGTACGATGATCTTGCTGATGCTATGAAAGAAGGTGCTGAAGCTGCTGGAGTTGGTATTCGTTGGGGCGCTGCATGGCATATCCCAGATATTCGTGAGTGGAATGGTACAATGGAAGAAGCTATGAATGCGTACATAGATTTGCGTCGTAGCGAAGGCAGGCGTCCTTTTATTGATGGGCCTCATTTTGAACTAATGGTTTAAGGGTTTTAAGTTAACTCGCATATCTTTATACTTTGTCCTAGCATATCCTATATAAACTGTGCTAGGACATTATCATAAATTGTTAGATGATATGCGAGGTATGAATGGACGAAATACACACCGCCGAAGCAGTCTTTCGAATCTTGAGAGAAAGGCGTCAGGGTGTAACAGACTTAATGATCTATGGAAATGTTAAGTCAATGGAGCAATATCGTGAGCTTATGGGCAACTTAGAATGTCTAAATCACGTGGAACAGGAACTCAAGGGCCTGCTAGACAAACAGGAGCGTTCAAATGACTGAGACGCAGAAAATAAACTTATCAGCAGTAAAAGATGCTGTTGAAGACATATCACAGGCTTACAAAGAAAAGTCTGATAGAGTGTTAGACCCCGATGCAATCGGGCAATCCCTCCTAGATAGAATGCCTTCTCCCACTGGGTGGCGGCTTCTTATTTTGCCCTATCGCGGCAAAGGAAAAACGGAGAGCGGTATTTATCTTCCTGATAAAATTATCGAAGACAATGCAGTTTCAACGCAAGTTGGTTACGTTCTCAAAGTAGGAGAACTGGCTTATAAGGACACCGATAAATTTCCGGACGGTCCTTGGTGCGAAAAGGGTAGCTGGGTGATGTTTGCCCGGTATGCTGGTTCCCGTTTTAGAATTGAAGGTGGTGAAGTGAGGATTCTTAATGATGATGAAGTCCTTGCAAAAATATCATCCCCTGAAGACGTTCTTCATTTCTAGGAGGTAAAAATGGCTGAAGAAGAAAATCAAATTGAATTAGAATTAGACAGTACCGAGGAGACAGAAGTAGATGTTTCTGAAACCGAAGCACCCGAAACCGAAGCACCTGAAGAGGATCAATTTACTAAGGCGGAAACAAGTACGCAAAAAAGAATTGATCGTCTTACAAAGAAAATGCGTGAAGCGGAAAGGCGTGAACAAGAAGCTCTTAATTACGCCAAGCAGGTTCAGAATGAATCTGAAACGCTTAAAACTCGTATGCAAAGCTTGGACACTAACTATGTTAATGAGTACACCAATCGTGTTAATACGCAGGTATCTCAGGCTGAAGCTAGTTTAACTCGTGCAATTGAAATGGGGGACAGCGCGGCAACGGTTGAAGCGCAACGTAACCTTACGGCCTTGGCTATTCAACAAGATCGTGCAAACCAAGCAAAAGCGCAACAGGAGCGTTATCAGCAACAACAAGCTGCGGCTGCTCAACACCAGTCTCAACAACCAATGCCTGCTCAACAACCTCGTCGTCCTGACCCAAAGGCAGAGAACTGGGCGGCTCGAAACAGTTGGTTTGGTCAAGACGAGGCCATGACTTATGCGGCTTTTGGAATACATAAAAAGCTCGTCGAAGACGAAGGGTTTGACCCGCAGGGCGAAGACTACTATAATGAACTAGATCGTCGGATTTCTGAAAAGTTTAATATCGGCGCAAACAGTTCCAACAAAAGGCCCGCTCAGACGGTTGTTGGTGCTTCAAGAACTCCATCTGGGCGCAATAGTGGGAAAAAGGTTAGACTCACCCCTAGCCAAGTCGCAATCGCGAAGAAATTGGGTGTGCCGCTTGAAGAATATGCGAAATACGTGAAGGAGTAATAAGATGACAAAATCAAACAACCAAATTGGTAGTTCTGGAATCGACCGGACTTCTCGCGCTAATGAAACTAGGGAAAAACAAGCTTCTCGTAAGCCTTGGGCTCCCCCGTCCATGTTGGACGCACCACCTGCACCGGATGGTTTTAAGCATCGTTGGATACGCGCCGAAACGCGTGGATTTGATGATCGTAAGAACATCAGCGCAAAAATGCGCGAAGGTTGGGAACTTGTTCGTCAAGACGAATACCCTGACTTTGAGTCCCCGGTAGTTGAATCAGGTAAATATGAAGGTGTGTTTGGAGTGGGTGGATTAATGCTCGCTCGCATCCCTGTTGAAACAATTGCTGAAAGAACGGAATACTTTAATAAACGTAATACCGATCAGATGCAGGCCGTAGATCAGGATATGATGCGGGAGAACGCGCATTCAACCATGACGATCAGTAACCCTGACCGTCAATCCCGTGTAACTTTTGGTGGTCCAAAAAAATAGTTAGGACTACCTTCCCACTAAGGAGAAAGATAAATGGCTAATACAGATACATCTTATGGCCTTCGACCAATCTCCAGACAAGGCAGTAGTGTTTCGTCTGGCGGAATGACCGAGTATCGTATTGCTTCTGACAACTCAAACCCTATTTTCCACGGCATGGCGGTTATTCCGTTAGCTGCGGGCGTTATTGACGATCTACAAGCTGCGGCTGGTGGTAACGTTTCTATCTTGGGTGTATTTGGCGGATGCGAATACGTTTCATCAACAACAGGTGAGACAGTGTTTTCAAACTACTGGCCGGGCTCCGGCGCAGATAGTGATCACCCTGTTAAAGCCTTTGTGTACGACGACCCAAATCAACTATTCCAGATAGCTACTTCTAATGTAGTCGCTGCTGCGAATACTGAAGCGGAAGTTCGTGCGGCTGTGTTTGCAAACATTGCGTTTGCAACAGGCAACAGTGGTTCTACTTCCACTGGTTTATCTTCTGCAACAGCAGATTTAAACACTATCGCAACTACCAACACTTTGGCGTTAAGAATTATGGGCGTACAAGACGACCCCGCTAATTCCGACTTCACTGCCGCTGGTATCCCATTAATCGTTCGTATAAACAACCACTTCAATGCTCCTACGGGTTCTATTGCGGCTGGCACTGTTTCTACAACTGGCGTATAAGGAGCTTTAAACTATGGCTATTTCTCGCGCACAACTAGCTAAAGAGCTAGAACCGGGCCTTAACGCATTGTTTGGGCTTGAGTATGATCGTTACGAAAACGAGCATGGTGAAATCTTTGATGAAGAAAGTTCAGACAGAGCTTTTGAAGAAGAGGTTATGCTCGGAGGTTTTGCAAGCGCACCAATTAAGAGTGAAGGCGGAGCCATCACTTTTGATGATGCACAAGAAACTTACACAGCACGTTATACTCACGAAACTATCGCACTAGCGTTTTCTATCACAGAAGAAGCTATTGAAGATAATCTGTATGATCGTTTGGCGTCTCGTTACACCAAAGCCTTGGCTCGCTCTATGGCGCAGACAAAGCAGATCAAAGCAGCAGCTATCTTGAACAACGCGTTTAGCACAGGTGTTAATGCAATCGGTGACGGTGCAGCACTTTGTTCTGCCGCGCATCCAAGTTTATCTGGCAATCAAACAAATCTTCTTGCTACAGCGGCTGATCTTAATGAGACTTCGCTAGAGCAAATGTTGATTGACGTTGCTGGTCTAACTGACGAGCGTGGTCTAAAGATTGCGGTACGTGGTATGAAGTTGATAATTCCAAAAGAACTGCAATTTATTGCAGAGCGGGTTATGAACTCCAATTTGCGATCTGGAACTGCGGATAACGACAACAACGCAATGAAGAACATGGGCATGTTGCCAGACGGGGCAGTGGTAAACCACTTCTTGACTGACACAGACGCGTTCTTTGTTAAGACTGACGCCCCTAACGGCTTCAAGTTCTTTAACCGTTCACCAATCAAGACCGCTATGGAAGGCGATTTTGACACAGGTAACATGCGGTTTAAGGCACGTGAGCGTTATTCCTTTGGCGTATCAGACTGGCGTTCTGTCTTTGGAACTCCCGGCGCAGCTTAAACTGCACTTAATATTTACAGCAAGGGGCGGCTTCGGTTGCCCCTTTCTTTTTGTTCTGTATTATGTATAATACAACTATCCCTGACAGTCGCATCATGTGGCTGACATTTGCCAAGACAGGAGTATATCATGGCTAATACAACTTTTAACGGTCCCGTCCGTTCAGAAAACGGCTTCCAAGTTGTTTCTAAAAATGCAACAACTGGTGCTTTTACAACTGTAGCTAATACAGCCTCAACAGGCATTGTAACAAATAAATATGTGAAGCATGTCGGCTTTGCTACTGGCGTTACGGTAAACACAACAGCAGGCGATAGTCCTACAATTGGTGAGTTTACACAGCCAGCAAACACAATCATCACTGACATTAAAATATTTTGTGACACATCTCCTGTTATTGGAACAGGTGATATTGGTTACGAAGTTGGCACGTCTTCCTCTGGTGCGCAGATTGTTGCGGCTCAGACTGATGAGATTTTAGACGGCGGTACAACTGTTGTTGAGCATAACGTAACGGTAACTGCATTAGTTCTTCAGACACAAGACGGCACAACAGCCCCAGCCTCTGTTCAATATACAGACACCGAAAGAACTATTTACTGCAACATTACAAACACCGTTGATGCTACAACAGCAGGATCGTTTACATTCATCATTGAGTACGTTCAAATTGCGTAATTAATTGGGTGGGGTTAACGCTCCACCTTTTATTATAGGAGATTAATATGGCGGATGCTGTAACCTCACAGACGCTGATCGACGGCGGTAAACAGGTCGTTATGAAGTTCACTAACGTTTCCGACGGGACCGGAGAGTCCGCCGTTAAAAAGGTAAATGTTTCTGCCTTGGAATCCAGTGTAGACGGTGACGCTTGTACTGGTGTTGTGATTGAGCGTATCTGGTGGCAATGTATTGGCATGAAGGTTCAAATCTTGTGGGATGCAACTACAGACGCATTTTGCATTGAGCTTGGCGAAAACCAAAGTGGTTCCCATGACTACACTATTTTTGGTGGTTTAACCAACAACGCAGGAAGTGGCAAAACTGGAGATATTCAATTTACAACCGTAGGTCATACAAGCGCAGACACTTATACAATTATTTTGTATATGCGTAAAAAGTATGACTGAGTTTAAGAAAAAAGCTAGTCAATGGCCACTACGAAAGACGTAAAAAGGACGCCCTCTGGGCGGTTAGTGTACAGAGGAGAAACTTTTGGCGGATACAACAAGCCAAAAAGGACGCCCGGCAAGGCGAAAAAAAGCGCGGTCCTCGCAAAAAAAGGTAGTCAAGTTAAACTTGTCCGGTTCGGGGACTCCAAAATGTCCATCAAAAAAGACCAGCCCGCCAGACGAAAAAGTTTCCGGGCTCGTCACAACTGTGACACGGCAAAAGACAAATTTAGCGCCAGATACTGGTCCTGTAAAGCATGGTAAAGAAGATATGAAAATACTAGAACTTCTGGCTAAATTAGAAAAACACGAGGCTGAGTGTAACTTACGTTATCAACAGATCGAAGAAAAACTTTCTGATCATAAAAACTCGTTGAAAGCTTTTGATTTAAAACTTTGGGGACTAGCTGTTTTAATTTTAATAGCACCTTTTGTTGGAAAGTTATTAGGATAGTATAATGTCTTATTCTCGCAAATCTAAAAAGGCATCTCCAAAAAGCAAAGGCAGCAAAATATGTCCTTCTGGAAAAGCTTGGGCTAAACGTACTTTTGACACATATCCTTCAGCATATGCAAACATGGCGGCTTCTAAATACTGTAAAGACCCTAATTATGCCAAGAAAAGTAAGAGGAAAAAGGGATAATGCTAAGTAAAGGTAACAAACGAAAAGTTAAAAAGGTTGCAAGGGGCTTAAACAAAGCTTCAAAACTTCATGCCAAGCAGGCTAAAACTTTAAAAACAATGATTCGTTCTCCTAGAAAGAAGAGCTAAATGGGTGAGCTAAAGAAATGGCGGGATCAAAACTGGGTTAGAATTGGAGCCGACGGCTCTATAAAAGGCCCTTGTGGCACGTCTAAAAACAAAAAGAACCCTGATAGATGCTTGCCAGAAAGTAAAGCTCGCTCTCTTACTAAGGCTCAACGCAAAGCTACGGCTGCAAAAAAGAAACGTGCAGGATCAAAGGGTCAACAAGTAGTAAAGAACACTAAGGCAGCAACTGTTACAAATATGGCTAGAGGCGGTGAGCCCTCTGCAACTAAAGCAAAAAGACCTTTTCGGGGTAAGACCCCACCCGGAACTGTAGTAGCTAGGGGTTGTGGTGTAGTATTAAGTAGTAAACGTAAAAAAACGAAAGGATCAGTATCGTGAAAAAGAAGATGAAAAGCAAAGGCTACCGAAGTGGTGGTAAAGTTAAGAAGATGTCTAAAGGCGGAGCCGCAGGCGGTAAAAAAGTTCGCCGTATGTCTAAAGGTGGAGCCGCTGGTGGTAAAAAAGTAATGCGTATGTCAAAAGGTGGAGCCGCTGGTGGTAAGAAATCACTTGCTTCAGCAAGAGCATCACTTCCCGCTGGTTATAAGATAGTTAAAAAATAAAATATGGCATATTTACATAGCAATATTCCTTATTTCAAGGCATGGGTTCGTCGTGAATATACTCATAACCATGAGGCGTATCACGGCGAATTTCTTCATGCTATGGTCATTGGTGTAACAACAATACCAAACCGATCTTTAAGTTTTCAAGTAATTTTTACTGGAAGTGAGGCAGAAGGAGAGAAAGAGGACACCGTACACGGTGGAGCTATGTGGGCTCGTATGCCAATAACTGCACTTGTTGCCGACATTCCTTTAGAAGAATGGCCAGAACCGATGGAAACATATGATGCACAACCTTGGGACTGTGCTTCTCATTATAACTCTGTTTATGTTATGGATAGGACCACCCCATGTCCTTGGATGGCTAAAATAGATGGTAAAATGCACCCGGCAAAGTATTTATTTACTGTAGATTACACTGAGAGTGAAATCGCTGATGATCCGGCACAACACAAACAAAATCACGTTCTTCAACTGTTAGATGCAGGAGAATGGACGGGCAATATTGTTGCGTTACCTAATAACCGTGTGCGCGTAACACACCCTGCATGGTTTCAAACAGGAGAGGGCGCTCCTGACTTCAAGCCATCTCAGCATATACATTATTCAAAATCTGAGTTAGACTACACATTAGATGTTAACAAGGTTTTTGATAACCTTTACAACGAGGAATAAAATGGCTGTTTCAAGTAGCAAAGATTTTGAACTAGATGTAGCTGAATACGTCGAAGAAGCTTTTGAACGTTGCGGCTTAGAAGTTCGCACGGGTTATGACTTAAAATCAGCAAAACGTTCTCTTAATCTTTTGTTAGCAGAGTGGGCTAATCGCGGCCTAAACCAATGGACTATAAAACAACGAACTCTTACAACGGTTCAGGCAGACGGCAACTATGACTTAGGGGCGGACGTTATAGATATTTTGTCTGTTGTTGTTCAACGGGACGGAACTGATTACTCGCTAACCCGTCTAAGTAGGGATGGTTACTTAACAATACCCAACAAGACAACTCAAGGAAGAGTTAACCAGTTTTTCTTAGACAGGCAACTTACCCCTGTTTTAAACGTTTGGCCCGTTCCAGATAATTCTACAGATGTAATATACTACAATGCTTTGACACGAATGGACGATGCTGACATATACACTAATACTATGGACCTTCCTTTTAGGTTTTATCCTTGTTTAGCTGCGGGTTTAGCTTACTATATTGCTCTAAAAAGAGCCCCAAACCGCGTTCAAATGCTTAAAGCAATGTATGAAGAAGAATTTGATCGTGCTGCTACAGAAGATCGTGATAGGTCCTCTTTCAATGTTGTTCCAAACTATCAATATTATAGGACAAACTAATGGCAAAGTTTGCATCTGGAAAAAATTCTTACGCAATCTCTGACCGATCTGGTTTTCGGTATCGGTATAAAGATATGCGGAAAGAATGGAACGGTCTTCTTGTTGGTCCAGATGAGTTTGAACCTAAACAACCACAACTAGGTCCTTTTAGAAAAGTTAATGACCCGGAATCTCTTCAAGACGCAAGACCCGACAGAGTTGAACCTTTTGACGTTTATATTGGGCTTCCTTTAGTAGAAGCTCCTAGCCTAACACCTGTTCCCAGAGGAACCACTGGTTTAGGAGAAGTGACGGTGACCATAACATGAGCTTTACATATTCAGAATTAAAACAAGCAATACAGGATTACGCGGACAATACGGAAACTTCTTTTGTAAATAACTTACCTGTATTTATAAAACAGGCGGAAGAACGCATTTTAAAAAGTGTTCAATTAAGTCTTTTTAGAAAAAATGTTTCGGGAGTAATGTCTAGTTCAAATAAGTTTTTAGCTTGTCCAACGGATTTTTTAGCACCTTTTTCTTTAGCTTTCGTAGATTCAAGCAGTAATTATGTGTTTTTAGATTTTAAAGAAAATGATTTTATTCAATCTTTTAACCCAAACCCTGCAACTACAGGAAGCCCGCGTTTCTATGGTGTTTTTGACATAGATAATTTTATTATAGGACCTACACCAAATTCAAGTTATAATGTTGAACTTCATTATTATTACAGACCAGCAAGTTTAACCAGTTTGGCAAGTAGCGGCACAACGTGGCTAAGTGAAAACGCCTCTATTGCTATGTTATATGGCAGTTTGGTCGAAGGTTATACCTATATGAAGGGTGATGCAGACATGATGGCTTTGTACGAAAAGAGGTTTATGGAGTCAATTATGGGCTTAAAAGGTCTTGGAGAATCAAAAGAGGTGACGGACGAGTACCGCACTGGAGTAGTAAGGAGACCTAAACAATGAGTCTTCCAGCCTTAGATATGAGTCTTTCAGAAAATTTTTCTGTAAAGGTACATACTTCCGAGGGGCGTGGTTTTACCCCAGAAGAAATTGCTGAACGTTGCGCGGATAAAATAATTTCTGTTTCAAACAACGCGCATCCTGCAATACAAGAGCAGGCTCGTGCTTTTAAAGCTCAAATAGTTAAGTTAATAGAGTTTTATTTGACGGAAGCTGTTAAAAATGACAGAACTACTGTATATAATGCATTAACCGACGCAGGACACCCAGAGCTTGCATCACTCATAAGGAGATTGTGACATGGCCTTTTCAGGTAACTTCATGTGTACGAGCTTTAAGAAAGAGCTTCTTGAGGCCAAGCACAATTTTTTAAACAGCGGAGGAAGCACTTTTCAGCTTGCTTTGTACACGAATAGTGCGTCTTTTACCGCAGCTACCACTGCTTACACTACAAGTAATGAGATTAGTAACACTGCTGGTAGCGCATACTCCGCCAAAGGTAATACTTTGACGCGAGTTGACCCTTCAACTTCTGGAACTACGGCCCTTACAGATTTTGCAGATTCCTCTTGGTCTTCTGCTAGTTTTACGGCTCGCGGAGCTTTGGTATTTAATGACAGTGCGTCAGGAGACCCTTCTGTAGTTGTTTTAGATTTTGGTGCAGATAAAACAGCAAGTAATGGAACATTTACCGTTGTTTTTCCTACAGCAGACGCAAGTAACGCGATTATTCGGATAGCCTAATGACGGATATTATCGTTCCTCTCTCTGGTTGGGGTCGAGGAACGTGGGGTCAACTCTCTTGGGGCCAAGACTCTATTACAAACACAGGCGCAACGGGACAAACAGGTTCTGTAACGGTTGTTGCAACAGCTAATGTCCCTGCTACTGGACTAGCGGGAACAGGTT